AATTTTACAAAGGACAAGGAAAATAATGATTAGAAATTTTAAAGATATAGTGATTTTATTAATAACAAGTGGTGTATTATTACTTCTTGGAGTTATCATTATAGGTGACTATGTGGTAGCACTAGAAGAAAACAGACCAGTAGATGAATCCGTAATAACATTGATGAAGATGTCTGTTACAGGACTAATTGGTGTCATTGGTGGATACATTGGTGGAAGTAAATAATGGCCGGCGTAAAAGCAAGAGGTATTATTACCCACCACCTAGCAAGATATCACAATGAAAGAGAAATTAAACCTTGTAGATGGATTGCAGATGGTAAGGGTAAAGGTATAATGGTTGCTCAATATAAAGATACTAGTGATTTAGTTGTTGATGATAAAGGTAATCCAATACCTTGGAGCAGAGCCTAACCGCCTGCAAAACAATTAGAACTTCCAGCGGCAACACTTGTGCATCCGCTGATTCCATCACCTATTCTACCACAGCCTAGACCGTTTACAAAAACAGTGGTAGAACCCACAGCAATTGGAGCCGCGTGTGCTGGACAAGGAACACCAGGTAATAGATGTGTTGTGTTTACATCGCCCTGTCTAGAAATAGCAATACCATTAGCAAATACTGTTGGTGAACCAACGGCTCTGGTCATTCCCGAACAGTGTGCTACGTCTGCATCACCTATTCTTGTTATTGCTGGCATTTCTTTCTCGCTCCATTAAAAATTGTAATCTATCATTCCATTTACTTATTTCCTCATGCTGTTCTTCAGTATGTGGAGGTTCTGGAATTTCAGGCACAAATTTAATAACATGGTCAAAGTGTTCAGGAATATTTTCCCAAGCGTTAACAGTTACTTCTTTACCTTCAACTAGAAATACAAACTCGTGCATACGAGTATTTATTTTGTTTTGAGAGCGTCGCCTAGTCCTGCAGGAGCAGTAACTATTCCAGATGTTTGTTTTTGATATGCATCAGAGAACTGTTTCATTGTTTTTGTGATAATTGTTACACTTGACTTCTTAAATGAATGTGTTTTATCTGATTCTGCTGTAAAAAGATATTGTTGTAATCCTACACCCTGTTGACTCATTACAAGTGTAAGTGGTGTTTTAATTCTATAAACATCATCCTTTTCTTCAATGAGTTTTCCTATTAGTTCTTCTCCGGAGTTTAATTTAAGTGTAACTACATCTCCGGTTTTATATGGTGCTTCGATTAGCATTATAGTGTGTATCCTGTTCCGTTGTAGCCTGTGTCATCTACGTATTTTGTAAAAGCATCATAGCCGCCGATTTTCTTTCCGTTAATTACAATCTGTGGTACAGTTCTTGCGTTTGGAAACTGTTCCATTAGTTCTTCTCTTGTGTAATCTGTTCCAAGAGATTTGTATGTGTAATTAAACCCTCGAGTCTCGCAAAAATTCTTTGCCTTATCGCAGAATGGACACATTGGCTTGCCGTAAATTTCTATCATAGTTTAAATCCTTTAAATGTATCCTTACTTATGTCTTGCTTCACACCGCCAATTAAATATGACTCAACTTCTGTTTCCTGTGGAGCAACCTGTAATCCTGCACTTGATAACCAATGCTGTGTCCAAGGTAGTGGGTTAGTGTTTAGTGGACGATCATAAATTGTGTTTAGACCTAAGGCCTTTAATCGCTTGTTAGCAATAAATTCAACGTATGCGTGTAGTAAGTTGCTATTAAGACCAATCATAGATCCGTCTTTAAAAAGGTAATCCGCCCAACGTTTCTCTTCTTCAACACATTCTTTCCAAAGTTCATAAACTTCAGGTTCAAGTTCTTTTGCAATCTTTTTGAAGTCTGGATCATCATCACCTTTCATCCAGTGCTTAATAATATGCGTGGACAAGTTTAGGTGTGTTGCTTCGTCTCTAGCAATAAGACTAATAATCTTAGCACTACCTTCCATTAGTTTCAGTTCGCCGAACGCAAAGGTACAAGCGAACGAAACATAAAATCTAAGTCCTTCAAGAATATTAACGGTCATCATGGCTTTATACAATGCTTTCTTCACATCATATAAATCGCCTTTACCTTTATTAAAATAGTTGTTAGCAATGTCATTAAATTCATCATAGTATTTTGTTACACTAACCGCACGTTCAATAATCTTTTCGTCATCTAGGATAGTGTCAAACACTTCGCTTGGATTTGCATATACATTTTTAACAATGTGTGTATATGAACGACTGTGAATTGTTTCAAAGAAATCCCAAGCAATAATACAACCTTCTAATTCTGGATTAGAACAATATGGTAAGAATGATAAACAAGGACCGCGACCTTGTACACTATCAAGCAGTGTTTGATATTTTAGATTGCTTGTAAAGATATGCTTTTGTTCTGGGCGTAGTTCCTGATAATCACCCCTATCCTTTTGAAGAGAAACTTCTTCAGGTCGCCAAAAATATCCAAGCATGGTTTGATTAAGTTTATCATACTCCGGATACTTGAATACGTCATATCGTTGTGTGTTCTGATCCGCACCAAAGAACATATACTCTTTGGTGAAATCGACCTTGTCTCGGTTGAATACTGTTTTTGTCATTCTTGTCTGTGTGTCCTTTTTCCTTCTCGGCATAAAATCCTATATAGCACAGGCGTCACAATGTTCTGAGTCGTCTGCGACTTTTTCGGTCTCACCGTTTGAATGTCCATTTGTGTGTCCATTTGTGTGACCATTAGTTCCATTTACCATTGTAACATCGTTTTTGTTTGTGTCAACAATCGTTTCTTCCAATCCTGCAGGTTGTACATTATCTTCTTCACCTTTAAAGTCGTATGTGTTTTGATAGTACGAAGTCTTCCAACCTAACTTATAGGTTGTCAACATATCTTTCATCATAACACTCATAGGCACTTCGTTGTTTTCGTACTGCAAAGGATTGTATGACCAGTTGCCTGAAATAGCCTGATCAAAAAACTTCTGCATGACCGCAACAATATTAATATATCCTTCGTTGCCTTTCATATCCCAAAGCAATGTATAGAAATTCTTTAATTGCTGATAGCCTGGAACAATCTGCTTAAGAGGCCCTTTTTTGCTTTTCTTAACGGACAAGTATCCTCTAGGCGGTTCGATACCGTTTGTTGCGTTCGACACAACGGAACTGCTCTCCGATGGCATTTGTGCGGACAGTGTTGAGTGTCTAAGACCGTGTGACTTAATGTCCTTTCTAAGACTAGTCCAATCATGATTTAATTTCTTTCCGACAATGTCATCAATATCTGCTTTGTAAGTATCAATAGGTAAAATTCCATCACTGTACTTAGTTCTATTAAAGTATTCACACGCACCTCGTTCTTGTGCTAGTTTATTACTTGCTTTTAACAGATAATACTGGAAACTTTCTGTTAGATCATGTACAAGTTTCCATGCTTCTTTATCGGCATACTTGACTTTGTGTTTGGCTAGGTAATGTGCTAAGCCGATATAGCCAATACCTAATGAGCGTCGAGCCTTGGTAGATAGTTCTGCCGCTTTTACAGGATAACCTTGATATTCAATAATTTCCTCTAATGCTCTAACGGACAAATCACACAGTTCTTCAAGTTCTGAATTTTCTTTGTTAAGTGTTAATGCACCCACGTTAATTGCGGAAAGAATACATAATGCAATTTCACCATTCTCGTCATCAATGTGTTGAATAGGTTTAGTTGGTAGTGTAATTTCCTGACATAGGTTACTCATATAGACAGTATCTTTAAATGAACTGTGGGTATTACAATGATCCACATTCATAATATAGATACGTCCTGTTTCAGCACGTTCTTTTAATACTGCTGAAAATAATTCTTGTGCATCAATTTTCTTTTTACGGATAGATGTTTTACGTTCATACTGTTCGTACAACTCTTTAAATTTGTCTTGATCTGAATAAAATGCTTCATATAGACCTGGGACATCGTGTGGCGAGAAAAGAGTAATTTCACCACCAGATAAAAGTCTTTCGTACATTAGTTTGTTAAGTTGAATTGAATAGTCTAATTTACGCACACGGTTGTCGTCTGTGCCTTTGTTATTTTTAAGAACTAAAATGTCTTCAATTTCATAATGCCATAATGGGAAGTGTGTAGTAGCACTACCCCCACGTACACCGTTTTGTGTACAACTTCTTACTGTTGCTTCGTAAACTTTTAGAAATGGGATAACACCTGTGTGTGCTACTTCTCCACCTCTGATTTTAGAATTGATTGCTCGTACTCGGCCTGCGTTGATTCCAATTCCTGCCCTTTGAGCAATGTAGTAACCGATCGCACTATTACTGCTAAAGATTGAAGGAAGAGTATCATCAATATCAACAAGAACACAAGAGGCAAACTGACGAATAGGAGTACGT